GGCACACACACTGTTTACGCATTGCCTCAATACCTTTTTGTAGGTGTAAGCGATGAAGGCGACATACAACTTGACGCAAACGAGCCGATACCTAATCAGGTTATGTTTTATGATGCCGATGGTGATCTAGAACGCTCTGCAGCAATTCCACCTGGCACCCTTACTTACACGCAAACATGCACCTGGGTAAGTAGCGCCAATGTGCAGTTATGGCTTGGCCTTACTAGCCCTAGTGCTGATGAGACAACCTTTCTTGCACAGTGCGTTTCTGCCGGTAACCAGGTTGCCTATCGGCGTAGGCAAGAAGCAGGGTATTACGACAGCCTTAGCACTAGCCCATCTGGCGATTGCACGCTCGGCACAATCATGTTGGCTGGCGCTTACTTCCGTCAGCGTGGCAGCATTGACCAGTTTGCAAGCTTTGATGCAATGGGGCAAGCAATCACCACCAATGCGTTCACACCGATGGTGAAACAGTTGCTAGGTATCGATAGGCCTGCTGTTGCGTAATGGCTTACACAGACCTATTCAATGAGGCCATAGACGACCTAGCCACCACCCTTGCCACCATCACAGGCCTGCGAGTAGTGACAGACCCTCGCAACCTCAACAGCAACTGTTGCTTTATCGATGCTCCTACCTTTGAAGCTTTCAATAACAAAATCGTCACTATGCGTTTTCCTGTGCGCGTCATCGGTATAGGGCCAGGCAACCTAGATACGCTCAGGCCATTGCTTGCAATCGCAGCTGCACTACTTGACAAGAATGTTGCCGTGACCGATGGCAGGCCAGGGCTTGCCAGTATCGGTGGGCAAGAGTTCCCTGCCTATGATCTGCAAATATCTCTGCAGGCTGCATACCTATAATGCTCACCTGCCCTAGTAAAATCTGACATAATAAAAGCATCACTGGTGGCCGACAACACCTAACACAAAAGGACTGAAAATGGCCACGAGCACCACCACCTATCTCACCAATCCAACAGTGACCCTCAACCCAGCCACAGGTGGCTCCATTGTTGATCTAACTACGCTTTGCTCATCTGCCACATTGACGGTTGGCTACGACTCGCTTGAGTCCACCAGCTTCGGCGATGCAGGCCATGTGTTTGTAAAAGGCTTGCAGGCCGTAGAGGTAACCCTCACGCTTTACGCTGCTTATGGTGCATCATCTGTTGAAGCCACCCTTTTCGCTGCAACAGGTACAGGTACCTCAGTGCTTGTACTTTCACCTGCAGGTGCTACAGAGTCAGCGTCTAACCCTGAGTACACCATCACCAATGCAATGCTGTCATCGTTCACACCAATCACAGGCTCCTATGGTGAGCTCTCAATGATTGAGGTGACATTCACCGGTGGCACATTCGCACGCGACATTACATCGCCCTAAACCCTAAATAGAAAGCAGGCCCGACATGCAACTAACCATGCGAGTAAACATCGGCTCGGGTGACTACACAGTTACCACGAACCTTTACACCATTGTTATGTGGGAGCGTAAATACAAACGCAAAATTAGCCAAATCCAAGAAGGTGGCCTCGGTATTGAGGACTTGGCTTATATGGCTCACGAGGCAAGCAAACAGCAAGGCTCAGTAACAGTGCCTCTCATGCTCGATGATTTTATAAAGCAGCTTGTAGATCTAGAAGTAATTGAGCAACCAGATGCAAACCCTACCGAGGTGGCACCTACCGACATTCCCTAGCAACACTGCTAGTCGAGTGTGGCTGGTGGCCACCACAAATAGAGTTTGATGTACCCGACCTGAACACCTGCATTAGTATTATCAATGAGCAGAGGAAAAAGGCCAAATGAGCGTTACAGCAAGCACCGAGATTTACGGCCTAAAGGCAGCGCTGGCTGAACTACAAAAGATTGACAGTAAAACCAAGTTCAAGGCCGTGAACCAGATCAAAGCTAGTGGCGCTGAGATGGTGAGTCGCGTGGCTCAGACTTACCCTGGCGTGCCTCCATTGTCGGGCATGGGGCCATCTAAGAAAGGCACAGGTCGTCTTGCGTATGACCCTAAGAAAGTACGCAAGGGTGTAACCATTCAGGTGGGTGGCCGTAGCCAGCGTGGCTCGTTCCCACTGGTGACGCTTATTCAAAAAGATGCCGGTGGTGCCATTTTTGACATGGCAGGTTTGCGTGGCGACACAGGCCAATTTTCGAGTTACCTCACAATGGCTTACGGCCCTGCCCAGCGTGGCATGTGGCGACAGCGTGAATACATCTATGGCCAAGCCACTAAAGACATTTTGCAGGCCATTGAGCAAGTGCTCAATCAGGTGAACAGGACACTCGGCTAATGGCTGTTTACATACCAATCGTAAGCGAGTTCAATTCGAAGGGAATTGACCGTGCAGTGAAGGAATTTCAGAGCCTCAGCACCGTGGGAGCCAAGGCAAATTTCGCCCTCAAGAAGGCAGCGCTACCTGCAGCTGCAGCAGTGGCTGGTTTAGCTGTTGCCCTCGGTGACGCTACTAAAGCAGCAATCGAGGACGCTGCATCGCAAGCTGAATTGTCACGCCAACTTAAAGCAACCACTGGCGCAACCGATGCACAGGTCGCTGGTGTTGAGGATTTTATTTCTGCACAGGGCAGGTTGCTAGGCGTAACCGATGATGAGCTACGCCCTGCTTTGGCTGGCCTTGTTCGCGCTACAGGCTCGGTCAGTGAAGCGCAAAAACTAGCAAGTGCAGCAATGGACATTGCAGCGCAAAAAGGCATACCACTGGCGACAGTCACAAAAACCTTAGAGAAGGCCTACGGTGGCAACCTCAAAGCCCTAGCCAAGTTGGCACCCGAATACCGACAGATGATCGAGGACGGAGCATCGTTTGAGGACGTTATGTACGCCATCGGCACAGCCACAGGTGGTGCTGCATCGACAGCTGCAAATACTGCTCAGGGGCAATTCAAACGCCTCAGTATTAGCCTGCAAGAAACCAAAGAGTCAATAGGCGCTGCACTTTTGCCTGCAGTAAATGCTGTACTGCCGGTATTCGCTGCGCTCGGCAATTTTGCTAGTGAGAACACCACAGCATTTTTGGCAGTGGCTGGTGTCATCGGCACGCTCGCTGGCATCATTCTTGCCTATAACGCCTACCTCAAATTGCAAGCTGCATACACCATCGCAGCGACAGTTGCCCAGGCAGCGTTTAACCTTGTCATGTCTGCCAACCCCATTGCACTCATGGTTATTGCTATTGCTGCTTTGGTGGCTGGTTTAGTGCTGGCCTACAAAAAGTTTGAGGGCTTTCGCAACATTGTGGACAGCATTTTTAGTGTCATCAATACCGTGGTCACTTCTAGCATTGGCGTAATCAAAAGCTACTTTGAGACTTTGCTCGGCTTCTATAAGGGCATTTTCAACGGCATTGCTACCCTCTGGAATAACACCATCGGTAAATTGTCTTTCAAAGTTCCGAGCTGGGTGCCTGGCCTCGGTGGCAAGGGCTTCGATGTGCCTAACATTCCAATGCTCGCTGAGGGTGGCATCGTAAATACGCCAGGGGGCATACTCGCGATGATTGGTGAGAAAGGTCCCGAGGCTGTAATCCCATTAGATCGCATGGGGCAGATGGGTGGCAACAGTGTGACTATCAACGTGAGTGGTGGCGACCCTAACGCAGTGGTGGCAGCGTTGCGTACTTACATGCGTCAGAACGGCTCTATCCCAATCAAAACAAATAACGCTTTCTGATGCCGTACAACTACAAAGTCGAGTATTCAACTACAGCCAACACAGGCACATGGGTTGAGTTAGACGATGTTCAGAACATCTCGTTCAGCATCGGCAGGCAATTCATGCTTGACCAGTACAGCGCTTCAACAGGGTCGCTGACGATTCGTTATCCGACTGGATACGCCACACCTAACACGGCAATGGTGCCGGGTACTTATGTGCGTATTTGGGGGCCGAACACGACAGACGGTAACTATGCGATGTTTCACGCAAACATAAAAGATGTGAGCGTCACCTATGGCATACCGTTTGCATCTGGTGTCGGTCAGGCCGACTATCTCAATGTGACCCTTGAAGGCAGTTTTGCTGAAGCCTCAAGAATGTCAGGTCTGAATTATGCAATGGCTGCAGATACTTTTGCTAACCAATGCACTGCAGCTGGTGTGGAGTCAGGTTTAGTTATTAGCACCGAGCCAACGTCACCTGCAATGGGTTCATCAACGGTGTCGGGCACTTGGGGCGACTGGATAAACGCATCGCTAGTTACTTTGAATGGACGTATGGCTGACGCTACAGGGCCCAACTTTATTCTTTGCAACGGCCCTTATAACGATCGTGTGTGCACAGTGAACTTCTCTGATGTGGCTAACAACGCCACTAATCAGGTGTATGACCAAGTGGATTTTGGTGCGCTGTCAGACAACTTCTACACACAGGTAACAGTTGACCCTGCAAACTTCGCAGCCCAGACCGTCACCAATGTGGGTGCTGTTGCGCCGTTTCGTACTTACACGGTGAACAGCCTTTCGGCTTCTACCGGTCAGGCTCTCGACCAGGCCAACTTTTTGTTGAGTCAGTACGGCACACAGAAGTTTGCTTTGACCAGTGTGTCTTGTTTGGCTGAGGCTCAGAGTTCTTTTGAGATGGACTACATGGGTCTCACAACGTTTGGTTTTGTGATTGGGGCGAGGGTGTCGGTCACTTTCCGTGGCACGGTGTACCAGTCAATTATTGAGGGTGTGAGAGTGACGGCTACTCCTGAGTCGAGCCGTTACACGTTTTACCTGTCGGGTGCTGATTTGAATAACTACCTCATACTCAATTCGACCGTTTTCGGCACGCTTAATAACAACAAGTTAGGATACTAAACATGGCTATAAAGACTTTTACTACTGGTGAGGTGCTCACAGCAAGCGACACCAACACCTACCTAGCCAACTCAGGGTTGGTATTTGTCAAGCAAGTAACAATCGGGACAGGAGTCGCAAGCGTTCCCGTTGCAGATGCTTTTAGCGCAACTTATGACAACTACAAAATAATTATTTCTGGGGGAACTAACAGCGTCGGTACTGACGCTAGTTTTCAATTCACAGGCATTACAGGTAGTAACTACCAAACTGTGGGCTATTTTATGACGCCAGGTACTGCAACCCTAAACGCTTACGGCCCAGCATTGGCTGTGCAATGGCTAGTTGGGAGTGTCAATGCAACTAGATACACAACAAGTTTTGATGTCATTTCACCTTTTCTAAGCCAACAGAAATTTATGTTGAATATGGCTGGTATTTCTACAACTGGTTACTACAACTTCTCAGGGCTTTGCACCTCAACAACATCGGCTACTGGGTTTTCTTATATAACCAATACAGGCACTCTTACAGGTGGCACTATTAGCGTTTACGGATACCGAAAGGGCTAAACCATGACACGACCAAAGATACAAATAGACGACATCGGGACAACCCGAGAAATGACAGACGAAGAATACGAAGCCCTACTCGCAACAGGCTGGACAATGGAGGCAACCGATGAAACGCCTAGCCCTGATTAGCCTGCTCGCCATCACCCTCACAGCCTGCGCAGACCGTACAAGAGTGAACTGCGAACGCATCAAAAACAAAGCACCCGGTGTAGTAGAAGCACCAGATCAAGTTGGTGGTGGTCGCTGTGGCTAGAAAGCGATACACCAACGACGAAATCAAAGCCCGACTCATACTGATCGTCGGCATCACACTTTCAGTCACATTCGTGGCCTCAACAGCTGCTCTGCTCTATGGCTTGCTATTTGTGGTACAGCCTTTAGAGGTCAGTGAGAATGATAAAAGTGCGTGGGCGTTGTTATCGCCCATGATGCTCTTTCTCTCGGGTGCGCTCTCATCATTGCTCGCTTCAAATGGTTTGAAAGCGCCAGCCAAACAACCACCAAAGGAAACAGAATGAACCTAACAACAGAACACAAAGCACTAATTGCCTCATACGGACGCTCACTACTTGCCAGCGCAGTAGCCACCTACACAGCGACACAAAGCCCCACAGCAACGCTCAACGCAGTCTGGGCTGCAGCCATACCTACAGCCATGCGTTACTTCAACCCAGCAGACAAGGCTTTTGGTCGTGCCTCGTAAGTACCCCTACTACCCAGTGACCGAACCAGGCAAAAGCAAACTGCCAGGCACCGAGAAGTTTATGGATCTATGCAAACGGCGCTACCCATCGTTTACCAATCTGGGCACTTGGGTGGTGCGCAACATGCGAGGCAAAAAAACTTTGTCTGTGCACAGCCTCGGTGTTGCTGGTGATGTGGGGTATCCACCGACACGCGCAGGTCGTGCCGATGCTAAAGAGCTGTGGGATTGGCTAATCGAACATTCCGAAGCTATCGGTTTAGTAGAGCTGCATGACTACAAATACGGCGAGCATGGCAGAGGTTTTAGGTGTAGTCGAGGTGAGGGCTCCAAAGGGGTACGCGTCTATGCCAACGCTGAGGAAAGCGCCGGTACAGGTGGTGCTTGGCTGCACTTTGAGCTTGAGATGGACATGGCCACAGACGCTAAAGCCCTCGAGGCAGCGTGGCGAGCCTTGCCAAAACCAGCCAAGCCGTAGGTATCCACCAATAGCAATTTGTTTTTGCTATGGTAAAAAAACCAACTACCAGAGGGAGCACCGACATGCTTTTTACAGACCTACCACTATTCAGAGACACCGACCCTGAAACCAGCAGGCAAATCAAGCCGTTACGAGTAGGAAGCCACAGAGCAATCCTGCTACGCCAGTATTTCTACGCCACTCTTGGCTTGACCGATGAGGAAGCAGGCGCTCGAGCCGTTTTAGACGGTCATGACATAAAGGGCTATTGGAAGCGCTGCAGCGATTTACGCACACTGGGACTAATCCAAGACACAGGCACGCGTAGAGCCCTCCTAAGTGGCTCTCAGGGCATTGTGTGTGCAATCACCCAGCAAGGCATAGACGCTGTAAAGGGCATGTCATGAGCGCCGATGCAATCTTTTACTGGTCAGCCCTTTTTGGCTTTGCCTGTGGCGTAGGCATGACCTGTGCCCTGCTCATCTGGTGGAACCACCGGTGAGCCAAAAGCCAAAGGTCTACACCTACATACCGTTAGTATCGGCCAACAGGAAATTACTAGTACAGGTGTTTATAGACCCTGAAACAAATCTGATCGTGCAGGCCCAAGTGGCCACCAGGTATGAAACTTGGGGCACGTGGGGATTGCCTACCGAGGTTTTTGAGGATTGATTAAAAAAATTATGGTCACAGCTTTACTCTCGACAGCTCTAATGGCGACACCAGCCCATGCGCAAAAGGACTGGAATCACCCCATGCCTAAGCAGTGGTACATCAAACTCGCCCAGTGCGAGACGGGCAATAATGTGCAGCATCGCACACGCTCGTATGTTTCTGCTTTTGGCATTTACAGGCAGACCTGGAATAACTGGGCCGACACATCAGACAAGAAAGCCCACCTGCTTAGTTTTGCTGCGCAGGCTCGCATTGTTGATCGCATCGCCTACAAAGGCCACACCGAAAATGGCCGTTATCGCTGGCCAGTAGGGCTTTATGGCTGGGGTGCTATAAAGAACAACTGCAACGGCCTAAACGATGACCTCTGCAAATCCACACACCCATCAGTTATAAAAATAAGACGCTGCAAGCGTTAGAAAAGGAACACCCGACATGGACATTGAGGAAGCATTTGCAATAATGCACCCATCGCTAAATCACAAAAAGATGCAGCACCACGACAAATGCAACCACGGCCTCAGCACCTGGTTTCCAAAGATGGATTGCAGACAGTGCGAACTGCTTGAAATCATTGATGTTTTGCAAGCCCAGGCACAATCGTTGAGCACAGAGATTGCTCGTCTTGAAAGGGTGTATGCCGGTGGGCTTTGATCTTGAGTCATACGAGCCCGTAGCCAGCAGAATCCAACGTTTTTACGAGGGCTATCCTAATGGCGCTATTCATTGCGAGATAGTGCACGATGATGGCAAGCGAGTTTTGGTCAAAGCAACAGTGTGGCGAGACATAAACGATGCTCAACCATCAGCTGTGGACTTTGCTGAGGAGCATCTATCTGATCGTGGGGTGAATGCCACAAGTCGAGTAGAGAATGCGTGTACGAGCGCCACAGGCCGAGCCATCTCGATAGCAGCGCATGGGCTTGGGCCTAGCGATTGGACTAAGAAACCGAGCCGTGAGGAAATGGGCAAAGTTCAGCGCATGACCACGACTACCAGCTCTGATGGTGTCACTACCGAGCGCCCGGCAAACGCACCAAGCGATAAGCAGGTGTGGCTTTATAAGAAACTGCTCAAAGAGGCAGGCAAGTTGCCACCATTAGACCTGGCATCTTGGGACAAGTTCAAAATTAGCAAGGCTATTGAAGCCCTTAAAAATAATGAACCCGAGGAAATCCCACTGCCCGAGGAGGAGCCATTCTGATGACTGAGTTTCTAGGTCTCGTAATTATGGTTTTTAGCGTTTTCATGACAGGATTGCTTTTAGGTCAGGCAGGCAAGAAATGATGCCCTACGGCCTCAATGGGCACTACCACTACCCAGATTGCGAAGCAAAACTCAACTCAGACGCAGACTGTCACTGTGTAGGCAACATGGCTAAACAGCTCAGCGTGCTTGCAGAGGAATGTGGCAGGCTCATGCGAGTTAATCGAACCTTAGAAAGCCAATTACGCCGTGCCACCCATGACTGAAGCCTCAGAGGCCATCTTTCAAGACCAGGTGATACGCCTAGCCAAAATGCAAGGCTGGCTAATCTTTCACGCATCACCCAAAATGGTACGCCCAGGTGTATGGCGCTCAGATGGCCGTGGCTTTCCCGATCTAGTTCTCGTACACAAAACACGTGGGCTTATCTTTGCAGAACTAAAAACAGATTTAGGCAGACTGTCGGAGCACCAGCTCGACTGGGGTGAGGCAATAGTAAGCGCCGGTGGGGAATACCATCTATGGCGACCACAAAACCTGCAAGCCATTGCTGAGCGCTTAGGGCCACAATGAAAGACAAGGCCTATTGGGCTATGACCCCAGCGCAGCGTGAAGCTCGCAAAGAAAAGATGAGAGAGTACGCACGCAACCATCGGCCACAGCAGGCTTTGCGAGATAAACGCAGGAAAGTCACTTTTACAAATAGAGTTTTAGGACAAAAGCGAGCATTGATAAAGGAATACATAGTCAGCGTAAAGTGCTTACAAGGTGAATGCACAGATTGTGGCCTACCTTGCGAGGAATGGAACCACTGCATGTTTGCTTTTGACCATTTAGACCCAGCGCTCAAATCATTTGCCCTGTCAAAGGCCTATCAAATTACTGGCATAACAAAAGAACAAATAGATGGCGAGATAGCCAAATGCGAGCTGGTATGCCATAACTGCCACGCTTTTAGAACTTGGATAGAACGCCAACACGATCGAAATGAGACATGCGATAACGATGAGCGCGAATACTTGCCCCTATTGGAATTGATGCGATAATGCTCAACTTTTGGTATGGCCTGCTATTCTGCCTCGGCATTGCAGCAATTCTTAGATTACGCAAACCCTAAATAACTAAATACAAACATGGCCTCGTAGGGGATTGCACTCTGCAGGTATAAAACACGGTGACGTGGGTAGAACTGGCGCGCCTAACCACCTGTGATGACTTGACGTGAAGGGCTGTTAGGGGAAGTCGCCAGTGCAGCGTCCAAACGTCATAAATGCGAATGGCTGACCGTCCTACACAAACCACCTGCCACAGTTACAAACTGAAAGTGGGGGCTGGCACAAACCACAAGACTCGCAGTAGCACCCGAGAGCAACCCGATGCGAAGCGAGGGGCGCTAGTAACATAAGCCCAAGACCACCCGACAAGGACACACACACATGGCAGGCAACAGAAAAACCACAGCACAATACAGAGCCAACAGAGCAGCGCTCCTAGAAGGACACCCAGACTGTCACTGGTGTGGCAAACCCTGGGACAAAACATTCCAAGCAGACCACCTACTCGAGCACGATGCAGGTGGAGATGACAGCCTGAGCAACCTCGTACCCTCATGCCCTACATGCAACGCCAAACGAGGAGCCATCTATGTGAACCGAAAGACCCAAGCCCGACAACAAGCACGCACACAAGCCCTCAACGCCAAACCCCACAACGGCGAAAACAACGAAAACCCCATTTTTTTGGAGCAACAATCAAC